GACGACAGACTACCTCCCCAAGACAAAGAAACGGCTTTAAAGCTACTTGAAATAGACTCTAACGAGATGCAAGAAGTATCTAAAAGGTGGCAAGCAGATATGTCTTCAGACTCTTGGCTAAGTAAAAACGTAAGACCCTTAACTTTAATATTTTTTTCTATCTCATACGTAATAGGATGGTTTTTAGAATACCCTTTAGATTCTATTTCAGGAGTCCTTTCTATAATTATAGGAGCTTATTTTGGTTCAAGAGGTTTAGAAAAATATACTAAGATTTCTAAGAAATAAGTATTATATTAGTATAAGTCTTATATAATATAAGTTTATTAATATAGTATTAATATAATATAATGCAAATGAATTTAGAATTAAAAGAAAAAATAGATAAAATAGTTTCCTACAAGACTGTTAAAGACACAGAAAAAATAGACAGACTTTTAGAACTAAACGCAAACCAATACTGCAATCTAGGAACGGATAGTTACAAATACGAAAGAGAAGACGCAGAAGTAACGAGCAGGTATATATACAGATGTATACGAACTATAGACTATTACTTAGGCTCACTCCTACTAAAATACCGTGAAGAGTAAACTCTCTAGAAGTAAAATAGTTAAGAAACTAGACTCAGAATTTAGTCGATACATTCGTTTAAAATACTCAGATCATAACGGCTATGTAAAATGCTACACTTGCGAAAGGGTAAAACACTATAAAGATTCTATGCAGTGCGGACACTTTTTATCCAGGAGACACTACTCTACTAGATGGCTAGAAACAAACTGTAGACCACAGTGCTACGGATGCAACGTCCATTCTCAAGGGAAACAATACGAGTACGCTTTAAACCTAAATAAAGAATACGCTTACGATATAGCTCAAGAACTTCTAGAAAAAAGCAGAGAAACTGTAAAGTTTTCAAACGATGAGCTTTTAGAAAAAATAGAGTTGTACAAAGTTTTAAACAAAAAGTTTAATATATTATAATTTAAGTATCTTAGCAGTCTAATTTTCTCTGTGTTTAGGGGGTATTGAGTCACTTGATTCGTACCCTCTTTTTTTTATATAAATATTTTTATTATATTTGTATTATAAACACAGAAAAACTATGACTACAGAGATTAAAAACCTACACGATAGGATAGTGTTACTTGAATCAAAAGTACACTGGTTACAACAAGAAAACGAATTACTAACAATGCAAAAAGAAAGAGCGGATAGTCTGCTTATTAATTAAACACAAAAGAAATGACAGGAAAAATTACATTTATTAACAGAGAAACTGATTATCAAGACAAACAATGTTATTCGGTTACTTTAGCAAACGGACAAGTATTTAAGTTTTATCAACTCGCTCAAATTTGGAACGAGGAACAAAACAAGAATATCGAAAGAACTTCTTTCCACAAAAAAATAGGGGAAGAGATAGAGTTTGAAATCAGTAACGCTAAGTACAATACGGCTAAGATTTCTGCTCCTCAATTCCAACCAGGACAAGAAACAAAAACTTTTAACAAACCTAAGTCTCAACAGACTTCTATAGAGTGGCAGTCTTGTTTACGTTCAGCTTGCACGTTATACGCTAACACACCTAACGTAAAAAGTTCTACAGTAATAGAAACAACAGAATTATTTTATAACAAACTAAAACAATCTACAAATGAGTAATTTTGAAACAGAGTACTGGAATAGTATAGCTCCTTTTAAATCTAAGTATGAATTTATAAAAGTTCACTTACTAATAGATATATCGGAAACTATCAAACTATTAGAGAAAGCAAAGTCAGAAGGTAACGAGAAAGTTATTTTAGACGTAATGAGTAAGAAGGCAGACCCAGATAAGTACTACGCAAAAAGAAGCGTTCCTTTAAAAGCGGATACTGCTGCAGCTAAAGCTCATTTACCTAGAGCTAATGACGATTTGCCTTTTTAATAACCTTTAAGAGCGGAGCGTAAAAACTTCGCTTTTTTTATATACATTTACCAAATGCTAATAAACTATGAGAAAGTTACAGAGCACTTACAAAACATTCGAACTGGCAAAATAAAAGAAGGCTTAGGCTTAGGGTTTCCAGAAATAGATCAGTTTATAAGGTTCAAGCCACAAAATTTTAACGTAATACTAGGACATTCTAACACAGGTAAAACAACTATAGTTTTATTTTTAATGTTAGCTTACTCTTTAAAACATAAACTTAAATGGCTAGTCTTTAGTTCAGAAAACGAAGCCTACTCAATTATAAGAAAGCTAGTAGAATTTTTAGAAGGAAAGACAATCCAGGATATATCTCAGGAGCAATTCGATAAACAAAGCAAGTATATCTACGAGCACTTTAAAATAATAGACAGTAACAAACTTTATACCTATAAAGAATTAATAGAGTTATGTACTGCAGTTAAAGAAGCCTGGAATTATGACGGACTTTTAATAGACCCTTACAACTCTTTAATAAAAGACCCTAAGTTAATCTCTTCAGTAGGTGGGCACGAGTACGACTACCAGGCTACAACAGAAATGAGAATATTTGCTAAGAAGCATCAAGTAGCTATCTGGTTAAACACTCACGCAAATACGGCAGCCTTAAGATTTACTCACAGAATAGACCACGAGTTCGCAGGACATCCTATTCCTCCAAATGCTGCAGACGTAGAGGGAGGCGGAAAGTTTGTAAACAGAGCAGACGATTTTTTAGTAGTACACAGATATATTTCACATCCTACAGAATTTATGTATTCTATGCTCCACGTTAAAAAAGTAAAAGAAGTAGAGACTGGAGGAAGACCTACTAGTATGAACGAGCCTATTCGCTTAAGAGCTTTAATAAATAACGTAGGCTTTAGTATTAACGGAGTAAGTGTTCTTAAAACAATTATAGATAAAGCTAGGCAGCCGTTTTAAATATTTTTTATTATCTTTCTGTTATAAATGGAAGAGTCGATAATAGAACTGGTAAAGCACGAAAGAATATGGCATAACTATCTAAAATCCTGGGGGTGTAATATTGATACTTCTAAAGACTTAATTCAGGAAATGTACATACAAATAGATACTTATTTAAAAAAGCATAAGAAATCTATAATGTATAATAAGAAAGAGATAAACTTTTACTTTGTTTATTTAACTCTATACAGTATGTTCAAAGACTTGAAGCGAGCAGAAAAAAGAGTCCAGATAGTAAGTTTAGAGAACTTAGACTATATACAAAACGAAGAGACGGTTATAATACAAGACAACTATAATAACTTTCAAGCTATAGAAGAGTGGTTTTTAAACCAGGACTATTTAGATATGACAGAAATAGAAAGACCTACTGAAGAAAATCTAGAAGTTTACGATAGAGATAAAATGTATAATTTCTACCAACGTAAAATATTTGAAGAGGTGTTTTTAAATAAAAAAAGTATAAAACAGTTAAGCAGAGATACTAGTATTTCGTACTACTCTCTTTATAATACAGTTAGGAATATTAAAGAACAAATAAAAAAATTATATGAATCTAAATCTTGGGGATAAACTAGCTTTTGTTTTTAAATGGACTGGTATCAAATGGCTAGTAGAAAAAATTACTATAGACTTCTTAGGCTTTGAGTCTTGCGGATGTGATAAAAGGCAAAAGTCTTTAAATAATTTTAAAATAAAAAGAAAATGAAAACAGAACCTAAAAAAAAGAGAATAAGAATTATCAGGTGTGACGAGTTTACACAAACCTATCAATGGCACAAAACTAATAAAGGCGGTAAAACCCAAAGAAAAAAATGAATAAAGAAGACTGGTTAATATGGAAAGAGTTTAGGCTCTCAAAAAAACCTACTATTTCAGACGCTGAGTTTAGAACTATCTGTCGCATACATTCAGATAATTTTAACCACAGTTATTTTGAGCCCTGCCGTTGTAGCCCTAAAAGAATCGTACAATGGATAGAAGCGATTAACAAACTCTTTTTAGAATCTAAGAAATATCGTGTCCGTAAATGACACTAGAGAAAGTTAATGAGTATGAGAAAGCAGCAGTCTTTTTGTTAAACCTAGACGGGTGGGACTTAGAGTGGTGTGGAGGAGGATTCGAACACTTTGACGCAATGGGTAAAACTCCTAAAGGTTTTGACTGCAGAATAGAAATGAAGTTCAGAAATAAATACTATCCAGAAAAACTATTAGAAAAATCTAAACTTGATAAACTTCTAGCTTTAGGAAAGGATATAGTTTTATTATATTTTGTAGCAGACGAAAAGGGAAACTATTTATTCTGGCTTAACGATATAAAAATGCCTACAATAGAAAAAAAATACTGTCCTGCTACTTCCCTTTGGAATAACAAAAAAGAATTAAAAGAAGTTTATTTATTAAAAGAAGACCTAGCAGCTAGGATAAACTGGAACGATTAGGAATATATTTTTATTTTTATTAATTTTAAAAACAGAAAATTAGAAATTTGGAGAAAGCAGAAGTTCTTAAGGATATAGAATACTATAACAATACGGAGTTATGTATTTCTCTTTTGCAGAAATGGAAAGCTAAGTCTAAAAATCCTGAGCTAAAAGATTTTACGTATTCCTTTTTACAGGTTTTATTTTATGGGACTTGTTTACAACAGGATAGATTTATACATAATAAAATAGTAAGCGAGTTTAGAAGTGACAAGATACGAGCAGTAGAAAGAGCCCGTAAAGCAGACGCAAAAGTCTTAGAGCTAGAAGACCAAGTAAAAAAACTTAAAAAGATTATAAACTTATGAGTTATACAGAAAACCTTTTAAAAACCTATGAGGCAGAAATACAAAGTTTAAGAGCTGCTTATTTAAAAGAACAAGAAATTTCTATAGAACTTAATAAAACTATAGAAGAGAAAGAGATAATTATAAAACTACTTAAAAACAAAAATAAAGCCTATGACAAATTCAATTAAACTTTTAGACGGAAGTATCGAAGACAAAGACGAAGTAATAAAAAGTATGTACTCAGACGATTACTACTACGGTTACTTAGGCAAGAACGCTTTATCTAGTAGCTCTATTAAACTTCTCTTAGATAGTGCTAAGACTTATTTATATGTTACTAAGTACGGACAGAAAGAAACGCAGCCTTTAAGAGATGGTCACTTATTCCATACTATGATCCTAGAACCTGAAAAGATAAACGATATAGTTTTTGTAGATGTACAAAGCAAAGTTTCTAAAGCATATAAAGAAGCTAAAAAGTTTCACGACCAGGTTTTTACAATGAAAGAGAAAAACGATGCGGAGAGATTATGTGATGCCCTACTAAGAAACGAAACGGCTTTAAGTTTATTAAACTCCTCACAGTTTGAAATTCCTATGATAGGGGACATTAACGGTTACCCGTTTAGAGGCAAAGCAGATATACTAAAAGACAATGGAGGACTAGTAGATTTAAAAACTACTATAGATGTTAAGAATTTCTTTAAGTCTGCAGACGCCTATAGATATTATAACCAGGTTTATATTTACTGCCAGTTATTTAAGGTAGACTATAAAGACTTTAAGTTTTTGTGTATAGATAAAAAGAATTTAGATATAGGAGTCTGGGACTGTTCAGAGAAATTTTACTTACAAGGAGAAGCTAACGTAATGGCAGGTATCGATATATACAGAGACTTTATAGAGTCTGACTACGATATAGACCAGTATATAATTAAAGGAACTTTATAATGAAAGACTACGAAAGAATAGCGAACTTAGTAATAAGTCTAACAGAAACGGATATATTCGAGAACCGAAAAACCCAAAAGCACGTAGACTCTAGAGCCTTCTTTGACTATATAATGAGAAAGGTTAAAAACAAAACTTATCAGTCAATAGCAAACTTCTATAAATCTAAAAACAAACCTACCAATCACGCAACAGTCTACTACAGAATAAACCTCTTTCACGAAATAAAACAACGAAGACCAGAGTTTAATACCTGGCAAAGAATAATAGAACAAACTACAGTATCTCAAGAAGACTTGCTTTCTATAATGGAGAAAATAAATAGCCTTACCGATATAAAATCCATAGAAAAAGTTGTAGATATTCTAGACGTTTTACGTGATCAAGAGCTAGAACAAAAAGAGTCTTTTTTAAAAACAATTTAAAACTTAAAATATTTACGTTATATTAGTAATGTGATGTTACAAAAGTGACACTATAAAAAAGAATATAATGTTAGATAAAACCAAAGACAACAAAACTAAAATGCTAGAAAACTTAGAATATTCTTTAGGAATAGTAACTGAGGCTAGTATTAATGCAGGTATAAGCAGACAAACTCATTACAGATGGTTAGAGGAGGACGATGACTATAAACTAAAAGTCCTGGATATTAGAAATGCTGCTATAGATTTTGTAGAGTCTAAACTCTTCGACTGTATTAAAAGCGAAAAGGAAGCATCCATAATATTTTATTTAAAAACTATAGGAAAGTCTAGAGGGTATATTCCAAGACACGAAATAGATACGGGAGAAAATAAAGAATTTAGAATAGAAGTTATAGATAGTACGTATGAAAGACCTGAAGACAAACATAGTTTGGAAACACTTAGAATCGAGCAATAAGAAAATAATTATAGAGCAAGGAGGGAGTAGGTCTGGTAAAACTTATAATATTCTTATTTGGATAATATTCGCTTACTGTTTAAAAAACAAAAACAAGATAGTTTCTATTTGTAGAAAAACCTTTCCTGCTTTAAGAACCTCAGCAATGAGAGATTTTTTTGAGATACTTAAAGTTCACGAACTATATAACGAGCTAGACCATAACAAGACAAGTAGCGAATACAAAATAAACGGAAACCTAGTAGAGTTTATATCTCTAGACTCCCCACAGAAAGTAAGAGGACGTAAAAGAGATTTACTATTTATTAATGAGGCTAACGAATTATTCTGGGAAGACTGGAATCAGTTAATCTTTAGAACTATAGGACGTATCATATTAGACTACAACCCTAGTGAGGAGTTCCACTGGATATACGAGAAAGTAAAAACAAGAGAAGACGCAGACTTTTACAAGACTACCTATAAGGATAATAAATTCTTAGAACCTTCTATAGTAAAAGAAATAGAACGTCTACAATACACAGATGAAAACTACTGGAGGATATACGGACTAGGAGAAATAGGGCAATCAAAAGCTACAATATTTGAATACAGAGAAATAGAAAGCATACCTGAAAACGCTAAGTTTATCTCACTAGGGTTAGACTTCGGCTATACAAATGATCCTTCAGTTTTGTGTAAAACTTATATACACGATACTAATATATATGTAGAGGAGTTATTTTATAGAACAGGAATGACAAACAGAGATATACATAACGAATTACTTAATTTAGAAATAGGCAGACGTGATGAGATTTTTGCCGACTCTGCAGAACCGAAGAGTATTGACGAGCTGCATAGGTACGGCTGGAATATTAAACCTAGTACAAAAGGTAGAGACTCTATTAATATAGGAATCGATATGCTAAAGAGATATACTATTTATATAACTAAGAAGAGTCAAAACGCAATAAAGGAATTTAGAAACTACAAATGGAAAGAAGACAAGAACGGAAATATTCTTAACCAACCTCAAGACCGTTACAACCATTTTACAGATAGTCTTAGATATTCTGTATATACTAAACTAGCCAGACCTAACTACGGCAAGTATTCTATTAGGTAAACTATTTCAAACAAGATTAGGATTTGTCAATAACTTTTAGTAACTTTATAATATGAGAAATAAAACTAAATGTGACAACTGTAAAAAACTAAACGAACCAGACAACTTTTTATGTGAGTACTGCGGGTTTGATTTTGACTTACAATTAACATATAACAAATGGGGTCTTCCCGAACTAAACACTAAAAAATAAAATGAAAAACTATCACAGACATCCGATTACAGACAGACGCATAACTACTGAACAGTATTTTAACTACGTCTTTAGTAAAACTAAAAAAGAAAAAAAGAATACTAACTTAATCTTTACAACCTAATAT